TCATCCGGCCATGGTCTCACCCATCTTCACAAACTCATGTGCCAGATAAGACGACGTATCCATATTGACCAGCGCGGCCTGCCTTGGGCCTATTTTGATCTTCACATGCTCGCCGCTGGTCGTGGACATCGACAGGAATAGCCCGCCATCAAGCTCATACAGGCTCATCGTGCGAGCTTCGTATTCGACAGCCTCACTCATCCCTGCCGCCTTTGAACTTGAACTTACGCCGTGAGGCAGCCGTCTTGCGATTGTCGATCCTGACTCGGAACTGAACCTTACCGTCTACAACGCGATAATCAGTGATGTGGGTAAGAGCGCAGCCGCAGCATTGATGAGCGAAGTCACGCTGTGGAGGCTGGAACCACTCCCCCTCAATTATCTGTTCGTAGCCTTTGGTCAAACCTTGTCTCCAAAGAACCACGCCGCGCATTCCTGACACTGGAAGCGATGGCGTTTAGCATTCGCCTTCACAGATACGCCGCGCCGCTGGACATGCTCACTCCCGCACGTCGGACAGCCGGGTTTCTCGGTGTAGACGATCATTTTCGGGGAATTTGGCGACCAGCCTTTAAGACGGTTATAGACGCGCTCCAGAAGGTCCACGTCCTGCGCATTGTATCTGCGCATGGTTGCCCATGACTTTGGATCGCCGTTCACACAGCCTCGCCAGAGGGCTGCACCGGTATTTGGAATCTTCCGCCCCTCGCTTAGGTACCGGCCAAGATTATCGAGCTTATTAGAGTCAAACTTGAACACACGACGGGCGAGCTTCAGCGTGTCGATTGTCTTGTAAGGTGCTGGGGGTGGGAACCCGTTCACGGCTAGGCGGGAATTGATCTTCTTTACGTCGAATGCATCGCCGTTGTGAGCGACGACAATATCGGCCTTGGACAGCATATTGAACAGGTCTTTGCAGAGCGCCTTGTCCGAATGCTTGTCGCGTCGATAGAGCGGATAATCAGGCAGGGCAAATGTCTTGGTTTTCTTGCCGTCATTCCACTTGGCGGCAAAGGTCATAATGTAGGTATCGCGCTCAATCCACACCGACCCGGCATAAGGAGGTCGCATTGACCATGAGGTCATCAGGATCGGCGCAGTTTCAATATCGAGAAACAGGATGTTTGGCTGCATCAGCGCAGACACACGCGCTTGAGGCGGATAATCTGGGCCTCGGTGTAGCCGTGCGTCAAAGCCCACGAAATAACCGTTGGCTCACCGTATGAGGCAACCGCTTCCCTCACCTGTTTGCAAGTCAGTGCGTTAGCCTGTGACGACGCAAGCACAAGCGCCGCCGCGATCAATATTGATCGAGACATTCAGCCTCTTTGGTTTGTGGAGGTTAGATGTTTTCGTATCGGTCGAGTTCGGAACACATGACGTAGTGTCCGAAACCCGGCTTTGGGTAGAACGGTTGCCAGCAATATTGGGCAGATACGAACTTGGGATGTTCGACCGGCTTGTAGAAGTACACGACGAGACCAACGATGATCGCCGCCAGTAGAAATCTCATTTGTGAAGCATCGAAGTAGCGCCAAGCCACAAGGCACCAAGCGTGGCGGTTATAACCACTGTGATTGCCGCCTTGAGGCCGGTCTTTTGAACTAGCTCATAAGCCTGTCTGGAGCGCCGAAGATGCTGGAAGTCGGCTTTAATCTCCAGCCGCTCATCGTCATCGATCCCGAATGATGTTAGAATGGCGACCATGGTTTTCATCGTCACTTGGTCGATGTGCTTTTCTGTTTCTTCGCGTTCCGCTGCCAGAACTTGCCGAACCACGGCCTCAACTTCTAATGGGCTCATTTCCAGCACCGCAAATTCTGTCCGGTCTTATTGTGAGTGCGGACTTCTTTGACGGTTTCCGGCGTGTCACTCTTGGCTGAGTACCGGATTGGCCGCCACGGAGCACACAAGGCGTTAATGTCCGTCGCGGTTGTACCGGTCGTCACGCAACCCGTCAGGTCCGCTGCTACTGCCAATAGAACGCTCAGCATCAGAACGGGCTTTAACAGCCGCGCTATCAGTCTTTTTATTCGCGGCATCCCATTGAGCCTGCTTAACGCTGAGTCCGTCATGGTAGAATTTTCCTGCGATGGAAGTGATGGTGAAGCAAACAACCGCAGTAGCGATTGCATAGGTGCGGAGTTGAGGGAGTAACGCCGTGAGAACAGGCGGCATGAGGACAGCAATGGCTACCGCGATGCAGCCGCCAATAGTCCAGAGAGACGCCGAACTAAAGATGAAGTGCCAAAGACTATCGAGCCAAACCGGCATTTAACGAACCCCTTCCAGACATAGTTTTTCTTCCGCGCGGCGGCGGCTATCGAGGCCACGCACAACGCGGCCACCAGCGCGGTTATAGAGGCGCAGCGCATGACAGGCCCCGGCCCTGTCGCCAGCTTTGAGCAGTCTCACCATTGATGATTTACAGAATGCGCCTGAGCCGAAATTGTAAGCGCCGGATAGATAGGCCACGCGCTCATTGTCACTTATGACGGCTTCAACCTTGTCGCCCCAGCAGGCGGAAATCTCAGCGTAGTAGCGCGGCAGTTTGGAGGCTAGCAGTGCCTTACACTCTGCCACGGTGTAGGACGCCTTGGGCTTTCCTTCCGTCTCTCCGATGCACCACGTAGGTACGCCCACGATGTCCTTGTACGGACGCAGGAATACCCCCTCCCATGGCGTGATAAAGGCGGCAGCAGCCAGTGCGACCGCAGCGCCCAATGATGCACCACGGCGCAGATTCTTATTTGCCGGGATCATTTCTGATCGGCCTCTGGTTTAACGATTGTTTCGAGTTTGTCTTGCGCGACGACGCGGGCGTAGATGCCTGCCAGCGCGACGATGCCAGCCACTAGATTCAGGCCAATTGACACCCAGATATTCGGTCCGGTGTAGAGGCCAACGAGCGCAGTAATGACCGGCTCGGTGACGATGATGACAGCACTCACGCCCCAGAGTTTGACTGACCATGAGTGGCGGAGAACGTCTCGCCAGCGGTCAACGAGCTTCATTCGCCATAACCCCGGAATAGAGCCATGCCGAACACGCCGTCTCGCGCCGGGTTGTCAGGGTCTGGGCGGAAGCCGATGTAGAAGCAATGAGAAACGCTCAAGAACGGGCCGCCCGGCCAGCGCAGGACGTGGAAAAACAGGTTGTGGAATGGATTTCTGAACCACCAGCAAATGCGCAGCCAGACGCTATCCGGCTGGTCCTGATAGCCGGGAACGCCGCTGTTCTGCCCCCATTGGCCGTCCTCGTCGTTGCCGAATAAGGCCCATAATAGCCATTTCACGGTTGCAGCTCTCCTTGCGTGTCCGGTAGAATCAAAAAAGCCGCTACTGGGAGCGGCCACTTAGGTTAATTTAATGCTGCTTTTATCTAATTTGCCGAGGGTCTTTGACCTTACCCGCAGTCTGCCTCGCGTTGTTGACATCGGCGGAGTATTTGGTCCTCTCAATACGGCAACTCACATCATCGATGTGATGCCATATTCGTCCATGAAGAAGCCGCTCTCGCCAAATGAGCCGACGCGATTTTCAGAGAAGAATTTCAGTCAGTTTGATATCTGCAAAAAGCCATGGCCGTTCCCAGATAAGTTCTTCGACTTCGCTTTCACATCCCACGCTATTGAAGATGTGCGCGACCCGATTGGCGCATGTGAGGAAATGATGCGTGTTGCGAAGGCAGGGTACATCGAAGTCCCATCTCGGGTCCGCGAAGTGTTTCATCCAAAGCGAGGATATTTCTGGCGAAGAATGTTCGGGCGTCCAATCAGGGTTGGAGATGGGCACCATCGATGGCTGGTTGATCGCGTTGAAAATGGTCTTGTTTTCACGATGAAGCATGCTGCCGTTTATGAAAGATCGTCGATCATTACTCGTTCAGATATTGGCAGGTGCCTTAGCCCAAAAGAAACCTCCATAGGCCTATTCTGGGATGGTTCGTTCGACGTGTCAGAGCGACTGTTGATTTTGCCGGGCGAGGTGGAGCGCGATTTTGCTGACTTTAAATTACGTTCCGTTCGAGAATTGCGCCGCGTCTCTAAATAATCCGCATGATATAATAGCAGGAAATTGTTGGCTGTAGATTACTCTGGTGCCAACACCACGGCCGGATCAGCGCCAATAGCCTGAATGAACTGTACAGACTCAGGATCGTTAGCATTTATTTCCGGTTGATCGGGCGCATACCAACGCTCACGCAGGCGAAGATTTTCAGGTTTGTTGAATGCTTCCGTAGCTGCCGCGAGTTGCGCATCTGTCAAACGGTAGATTATCGTACTCTTTGCCACACGATGATACGGCGGGATGTTGGCTTCACGAAGCACAGCGATCATGTTTGCCTCGGTGTCGATATGCGTAGTTCGATCTATGTCCGCTTCTGAAAGACTGACATAGGCGCAAGCCGAGCTGGAGAAGGCTCGCTGGTCATCGCCATCAATGACCCAGAACCAATTATGAGTATCGTATGTTTGCATTATACGTATATTCCGTAAGGCGATGCGCCAGGATTTGTTCCAGTGCCAGCGGCGGAGCCAGGGAGGTAACTCGTTCCAGCCCCGTAAACCTCAATAGCGCCACAAGATGTTGCATTATATTTTTTGCCTGTAGCACTCCCGATGAACGTGTTTGCCCCTACACTAATGATTGCGCATGTCCGAACCTCAGCGAATGAGGCCGAAAATGCAGGTGTCCCCGTCAGAGTTATTGTCACCCCCCTATCAGTAATTGCTCCACCAGATTCAGCATACCAATGCCATTGAGCACCTCCTGAGATAGACGTACCAGCTGTAGCTGTCATTAGTGAGTCTGCACCAGCCCAAACATGCGACCCTGTGCATGAACCAAATTCGATATTCTGATAATTGATGTTGCCAGAGAGACCTAACAAACCATGCACAGATGACCCGGTGCTTGTTAGCTTAAATCCACGAACGTCCCATGTACAATTAATGTTAAGTGCCGACACACACCAGTTTGACGACGCCGACAGAATAACATTCGACGGGGTTGTCTCGTCTCCAAGCAAGACCGCAGAACCGCCAACTATCTTAGGTAAATTGATATTACCAGTCCATGTTCCTGGTCCTACTTGAATGGTTGCGGTGAATCCGTTCAAATCGATAGAGGATACTGCGGACAAAGCCTTGGCAATGGTAAGAAACGCGCCACCAGACGTATTGGCTAAACCATTGTTGCTATCGCTCCCTGTAGTGAGGACATAGTAAGTGCGGTTGGCTGCCAAGACTTCGCGTCCTGTACCACCACCAGACCCATTGGAAGCAGCGGTAATTTGCCCCTGCGCGTTGACGGTGATATTTGCCGAAGTATAGCTGCCAGCCGTAACGGAAGTGTTTGCCAGAACGTCACTTGGGATTGCCCCGGTCCCGCTCACCGTGCCGGACAAAACAGGCGAAGTGATAGTTTTGTTCGTCAGGGTTTGGTTGTCAGACGTACCGACAATAGTCCCGCTCGGGAGCGACTTCCCGCCGTCTTGGATAACCGTGCCACCAGTCCCGTTGAATGTTGCAATATTGCCAGACGTTGACGCGGCTGGACCAGATACAAAGCCCGCGAACGTGACCGATTGGACCACCGCGTTCATATCGAAGCCAAACGCGAAACTGCCTCCAGATTTGGTAAGGATGATCGGAGACGACGCCGACACGCTCGCAGGAAAGCGAACGTCCATCTTACCTTTGATGACTGATTTAGGCGTGACCTTGACGCGGATAACAGGAGTGCTCATGCGCGGGCTACTCCGTCGATAATCGACAGCGTTCCGGTAAATAGCGAGATTGTCCCGCCGTTAAGCTGATACAGACCGCCGATCAGATAGGAGGAAGGGCATAGGCATTTCATGCTGTCAGCGGGGATTGTCAGCTCAAACGTCCCAACATCCTGAATTACAATCATTCCGTTGCTGGTCGATGCCTCGATGCGCTTGCACCGATCCTGGTCCTTCACTTCGATTTCGATATATGCCCCTGTAAAATCGATTGGAGTGCCAGTCTCACCATCCGTGAATACAAACTGTGTTTTCCAGTCAGCGTTATTGGTCGCTGAACCGTTAAGTGTGAGGGTCATGCATCCACCTCAGAGCTTGATGTAGGTTGTTACGAGCAGTGTAGGCTGGACATTGGCGAATGGAGTGCTGGTGCCCCCCTGAGCAACGCCGGACAAAGAACCTGATGCCGTGCCGCTCACACTATACGTTGAGTTGCCGTTGCTGTTCATTGCAGGATGCGCCGCATCGCCGCTGCCCGTCGCAAATGACGTAGCGTAACCCGTGACAGTAACCGAGCCAATCACAGTCGATGCGACCGTGCCGGAAGGCGTATAGGGCGGCAAGTTAGCGGTAACGAGCGTTGAACTCTCCCCCCCATTCGACGCACCAAGCACGGTCGCGTCTGATCCAAAGTAAGTGGATGTCAGCCGCCCCGCCGCGCTGTTGCCCATCGTATCGAGACCGGCCAATACGCGGCCGCGTCCGTCTGGGAGCGCGATGTTCTTGTTTGCTGCCCAGTCCGCAGCAGAACTAGCGCCACGTCCAGAGGACACCGCAAGGGTGGAGTCAACCTGCCAGAGATAATTGAACAGCGCCTCAGTATCGAGGTTAGCGCGTTCGGTTGCCCCGGACGTGGAGGAACCGATTGTGCGACCATTCGCGCGGACGAAGCCGGCAAGCTGTCCATCGCCATAACGATATTTGATGTCGCCAGTTGCAAGAACCGTCGTGGCATCAACACCGCCCCCGCCACCGCCTCCGGTGCCGGAAGATGGGCCGACGACCAGCAGGTTATCGACCTCGCGAACAGTCAGGCCATTGGCATCATTGAGGCGGATTTTGATAAATCCGTCAGCGAGATAAAACGGCGGGACATAGCCATTTTCATCCAAAGGAATAGGGTTTGGATGCTTAATTGTGAGGCCATAGTCCTGATAGCTGTCTTGGGGGGTATTGGTTTTTCCAGCCGCGAGCGTATATAATTTTCCGCCACTCAAGGGGATGGCATACGCGCCAGACCGCTTGAACTGCTGGGACATGCTTAGACTTATTGAGCCTGCCATTTATAACCCTCAAAAGAAAAACCGCCCTTTTGGGGCGGCTTGGGTGATCTAGGAATCTGGATGAGCGACCCGTTAACCAGGCATGATCTCAAATCGCTTGAGAACGCTCAGGTTGAACTTGGCCGTCATATTCGTGCGAGACGCAGACGGCATCGGCCATCAAAAATCAGAAGGCTTGTCGGCCTCCTGTTTTCGGTTCCCGCCGTCATTGCCGGGTCTGCATTGCTAATGTGGTCAATTAAGACGGACCATTTGCTCGGGTATCCGGCAATGATCGGCCCCGCCCTACTCGTCGGCGGAGCTATGTGGATTTACTGCGATTGGCTTGAGTGACGAACAAGGTCGCCAACAGAGGCGCTAATGCCAATCGCCGCTAGATTGTTTTTCAGATTGCGCGAGGCGATAGCGAGGTCTGAATAGGTTTTTGCGTTCTTCGATCTCTCGAATGCCAGCGCCTTTTCTTCATATTTGGTCAAAGAGCTTGCTACCGGAGCCCGCGCCCTAACTGCCTCCGAAAGTCGCTCTGCCTGTCTGACGGTCATCTTGTTGCCGAGAGCCTTCATGGCATAGCCCGCCACTGGCAATGCGGCTAACGCAGGAGAGATTGATCCGCCAACGGCAGCGGTGACGACCGATCCTAGGCCGCCACCGCCGCCAAGAAGATTGCCGCCAGCTCGGATGGCATTTTGAGTTCTCGTGCCCTCAACAATTCCGGTCGCCATCTTCAATTCGTCAGGCGTTAGGCCGCGAGCCTCTTTTGGCCTTGTTACGACTTGGCGCATGTTCTGGCGGATCGCATTAGCTACATTCATGCCAGAGTTTGTTGAGTTGGCACGTAGCTGGGCAGAGACCATTTTCTTATCTAGATTCTCGGCTGTCTTGGCCGCAGAATAGTTGGCGTTAGCCCTCGCCACAGTTCTGGAAAACTCACCAGCATCGCCGTTGACGACATGAGCAGCCGGAAGATTCTCCAGATGTTTGTTGAAGTCGATTAGCGCCTTTGTTGCCGCAAGCCTCTCTTGAGGATCGGGGGACTGAGACGCCTTACCTAGTGTCTTTTGTAGCGTCCGAAGATTTTGTCCGGTCATAATAGCATTAGACGGAACGCTTTCGACCTGATCGAGAATGCCAAACGTCTTTGGTGCGAGAATATCGTTCACACCCAATTCGTTCAGGCGGGATTTTAAGCCTGTGGTGAAGTCTGCAACCGACTTAGGGTCAACCTGAAGGTTCTTTACAGCATCGCTTTCATAACCCGCCTTAGCAGCTGCCTTGGCTTCTGCAATCGTGGGAATTGATGGTGCTGCACTCTTTTCTAAACCAAGACCAGCCTCTCTAGCGACGGCTGCGCCTGTCCCGCGCGCCGCAGACATAGGATTGCCCATTGTCGCCAAATCCGCGATACGATCACCTGAGCTATCGGGAGAGCCCATTGGCACGGCACCAGGGATAGCTTGAGCATCCGGGCTCCCGGGCACATGTGCTTTGCCAGCCATTACATCGCCGGGCAATGTCACAGCGGAATAAATGGACTCGATAGCGCGAGCGGGCCACGTGTCAGCGAGCTTCTCCGTGAACGTCTTTGGCTTCGCCCCCATGTCCATAATGACTTGCGTCGGCCTGCCATTGGCAGCAGGAACAGTAGTCACACCGTTAGAGGCCGGTACATCAACCGAAAATCCTTGCGGCAAGCCACTAGGCGCGGCCTGATCCTGCGCAGGCTGGTCAAGAATAAACCCGGGAGGCAGACCGCTCATGTAAACGGCACCCACTTTCCGCCCTTGAAGATAAGGCGCTCATTGGTTTTTGGATTGGTCGCGGTCATACCCTCCGATGGAGCCGCTTGAGGCTGGCTGCCCTGTGTCGTTAGGGCCTCCGCCTTCTTGCTCAGATCACCGAACACGTCACGCTTGGCAACCTTATCCGCCCACTGAAGCTCAAAGTCCTCGAAGCCCTTACCCTTGTTTTCCGGGTCAGACTTGAACTTCTGGAAGTCCTTTGCGCGTTCAATATCGAGCTGCGCCATACGACGGGCACCCTCGATCCTGATCTTGTTAGCCTGCGGGTCGTCGCCAAGGCTCGGGAAGATTTTCGTGATGAACTCACGGTCGGCGTCAGAGAAGTTGTTCGCCGGGAACCCACCCTTGCCGATCTTACCGACAACGCTTTCGTTGATGAGAGATTGCAACGCCTGCGCGCTGCCAGCCCCAGCCGGGTCAAGACCAATCGACCTCGCTACATCATCATTCAGGCCAAACGATTTGGCCCATGCAGAGATATTCATGCGAACGGGTTGGATTTTGCCCTGCTGGACCTGATTAAGCAGAGTTTCCATGCGCGACAGATTGGTAAGCGTCTTGGTCGCTGACCCAGCAGCATCGAACATCTCAGCACGGCGCTTGCCTGCCGCCTTACCGGCCTCCATTGCCTCGCCGGTCTCGGCCTTCTGATCGATGTTGACTTCGGTCTTACCAGCCGCCTTATTGCCTCGCGTCCAATCTGTGAATGAACCAATGGACGGGTCTTGTGATTTAGCAAAGACGTACTGTTTGACCGCATCAGGCATCTTGCTTTGGTCAAGCTCAGACGCGAGCATCTGCTTCGCGATATCTTTCTGTGCGGCGGGAAGGTTCGGGTTAGCCATAGCTCCGATCAACTGAACGGCGCGCGGGCTGAGTGCGCTAGAAGGCACTCCAGCCGTCGTTGCGGGGGCGCTAGGCTGCCCGCCATCTTGACCCTGAGCTAGTTCAACATGGGGCGGATCGTTCGCGACCGGCTGAGCAAGACCGTACTGCGGCAGTATCGCCCGCTGTTCAGGCGTCATGCCAGCAATGTCAGCCGCGTTTCCAGTTTCATGCAGAGATGTACCCGGGGGGGCGACAGGATTCGGATTGTTCGCGCGATTGGCATACAGCGCGGCCTGTTGCTGCGGAGTACGAACGCCGCTGCTCAACGACGTGCCGGGGTTATCCTGGATGAAATCCTGCGTGCGGTCAGCGAGCTTCAGATTCATGCCGACAGTACCGGGCATGGCGTTATCGTCGTTCGGGACAGTCGGCCCGCTATTGACAGAAGGCGACGGCTGCGGGGCCGCTGCTGGAGCGCCGCCATAAAGCGATGCAAGGCTTGTGGTGAATGCTTTCGAGGCTTCCTGTTCACGCGCCAGCTTGTCTTTGGCTTCAGCAAGTTGCAGCAATGAAAGCGTGCCAGTCAGATTGCCCGTACCTGCGATCTTGCCCGCGGCTTGCCGGTAATCAATCGTGCCGTTGGCAATGCCCTGCCCAAGATCGGCAAGGGTCATGCGCTTCTGGTTTTCCTCAAGCGTCTTTCCCAACTGGTCAAGCGGCGTCCAATCAATCGATGTAGGGGCCGCATAACCTGGAAGCTGGAGAGGTGCGATTGCCATTCGTTAAGCCCTTAACGCGCTGCCAAAGCCGCCGATGCCAGACGCCTTCAGGCCAAGGCCAGCAAGCGACAGCGCACCGCCAAGCAGGTTCTTCGCGCCAGCCGACTCGCCCGCTGCCTGATAGTTGTTCGCGCCGATGTTGCCGCTCGCATAGTTACCGTAGAGGCCGATACGGTTCGTCGCGTCCGTCTGCGAAAGATTGGCAAGGTTGGTGTCAACACCGGCAACACCCGATGCGGCCTGCGTTTCGGGAGATACAAGGCCACCAAGCCGATCAAGCCAACTGCCGTATTGCTGGTTCTGGTTGTTCTGCGCAAATGTCAGCGCATCGAGATCGGCATTGCCGGAGTCGAGCATTCCACCAGCAGCACGGCGGCGGTTGATAGCGTCAAGGCCTGCCGTAATAGCAGCATCATTACCTGGGTTGGTAGTAAACGACTGTTGCGCCGTCTTGGCGGCATCCGCACCATTAACGCCGAGCGCATTCAGATAAAGGTCAGTGCCAGCGCCATACTTGTTCTGTAGGTCGGACAGCGTTCCCTTGGCGGAATTAAGAGCCGTCGTGGAATTGGCAAGCCCTGTGTCAAGCGCACTCGTACCCTTATTGAGATAGTCCGAGAGAAGCGCGCGGTTTGCATTAGCCGCGTCTTTTTCAGCGCCGCCCCCAAAGAGGGTGTCGAGGAAACTAGCCATTGATGTCAGTCCTAGATGTTAAGAGTAAGGGCCAGTCGGCAGCGTGAAGTTCGCCGTATGTCTGGCAATGCCGACGCTGTAACGGACCTCATCGAGGTTGCCGTTAAACTGCGGAGTCGCGCCGCCGTTAATGGAGCCGCCGACAGTTACGGAGAATGTCCCGAACGCGACCGCCGACGAGAAAGATGCAGTATTCACCGACGTGCCATCAAAGAACAGGATCAGCGTGTTTCCAAACCGCGTACATTCAATGTGATGCCAGTTGCCGTCAAAGAGACCCGCCGAGCTTGCGAGCGCAGTAGAGCCGACAACACCTGAGCTGATGCAACCAAACCTCAGGAAGCCGCCGCTTTGGAATATATTCCATCCTGTCGATGCACCGCCCGGGCCGTTATTAGTGCCCTCAAGCGCGATGATGTTCTGCGTTCCAGAGTTTGTACCCTTGAGCCAGAAATCGACACTGAAATCGCCGGCCCTTGGATTGTACGGCGATACAATGTTCGATCTAATGTAAGAGCTTGCCGCCCCCTGATAGCAGGCAGTGCCGAACTTGGGAGCCGTTGTGGTCGTAGTCGCGCTTCCTGAAGGCGTCCACGTTGCTGATACACCGCCAGCATTTGCATCAGGAAATGATGTGCCGCCGTTTGCTCCCTCCATGTGGAGAAGAATTTTCGTGAATGCGTCGTTTCCAGGAACGCCCACACCACGGTTGAACATGAACCTGCTCACGTGGCGATTGACCCACCTAGTGACCAGATATCTGTGTCTCTCTTGTAAAGAGTTGCTCCCGCCTCCTGAGCGGATAGTGATTTTTGAGATGATACTGACTTGATGGTGACACCAGAGCCACCAGCCAGCGTCACTTTGCCAGCCCCGGCTTGCACGATGTCGATTTGTGTCCCTATCGGGAATGCAACGGAAGAGTTAGGCGGGATCGTCACCGTGACGGCGGATGCATTCGCAAACTCGCAAATCTTGCCAGCATCCGTCAGAACGAATGTGTATGTAGTTCCCGTTTGAGCGTTGATGGCCCGCGTAACGTCAGACTTCGTGTCGTCGTGCGGGAAAACGATATCGCCCAATGGCTGTAGCGTTTTCACATAATCGTAGAGCTTCCTCAGACCGGCAAGATACCCATACCATGCCGGGTTAACCTGAGACTGCCCGAAATCCACGCCGACATTCTGCCCCGGCATTTCCGGGATAGTTGGCGCGGTCGTCAACGCAGCGGGTCCGCAGCCATGTCAGCTCCTAGGAAGCTGAACGGCACGTTGCTCGACATATCGAAGCGCCAGCGCACGCCCTGCACGTCAGCCTGCCCCCAAATTGAGGAACGCTTACGGCCCGATGTGAGCGACTGCCGACCAATTTTTATCGAGCGTGGATTACTCCACGTCTGGCCGCCGTCTCTGGAGATAGAAATCTCAATGTCAGGATCGGTCTGAACAGGATCACTTCCTGTTGCTTGGCCGGCACCCTTTGTCAGGTACAGGCTTATTTCGTTGATGCGAACAGCCTGCGGGAACGCACCAAGCGGGCCAGTCTCGATCCGCTGTCGCAATGCGTCTCCAAGTTCATCCTGTGCCTGCCCATCGATCTGAAGCAGATTGCCCGACTTGCTATCGCCGCACAGCCATTTATCGAATGCCTTGAACGGGAACATGCCACGCCAATATTCGACCAGATGGCTCTTGCGCTCATGCCACGTGCCAAGGTCCGTCTCGTACACCCAGCACCAGGTAGGAGCCTGCACGGTCACAAAGCCATGACCGTTCGCGATAAAGCCGCCGACGCGGATTAGTGTCTTGTCTGTCTCTCGCTCGATGGCGAGATCAACGTCAGTTGTAGATACGACTTGCGGAGTATAACCGTTCAGCGTGTAGACCTTGTAATCATCGCCTACGAAGAAGATGCCCTTGCCGAATCCATCTTCATGCCCTGCAATGGCATTAGGCCCGACAATGCCGCGATTGATCGTCGCAATGTACGAGAAGAAATATCCCGTATCGTTCTGGCCGCCCCAGACCTCCATCGAGGACGAGCCGACAAGCAAAAGCTGGCCGTTGCCGAGAGGAATACCGCGATAGAGCGTGTCTGGTTTGCTCTCTGCCGTTGCAACGCTCAGGGTATTGATCGAGGTCGAGTTAACGTCGCTATTGCGTGTCTTGCCGTCGCCATAGGTAAAGACGAATACGCCCTTGAGGTACGTGACACTGTTTGGCTGGCCTACATCTGCGTCCGGGTAATCGATAACATTTGTGCCGCTGACAAGAACAGCGCCATCGCCCGGAGAGACTATCACCACATTAGGCGTGGCTGCATTATCCCGTTCAATGATGACAGGAGCCGTGCCCGGCACAGTGCCAGTTAGCGCCGTTGCAGAGCCACCCGTTGACGCAATCTGATAACAGGTATTGTCCACCACGAAATAAACGAGAGAGCCGACCTGCTTGCCGCCACGAAAGCCAGTTCCGCCGGTAGTCCCAAATCCTTTCAAACCCGGTACGCGCGGATAGTTGTATGGCTTGCCAGCCGTAGGTGCCAGCTTCTCCACATACGTGTTGATGAGCCGCCCGCCTGACGCCTGTGGTAGCCGCCCAGGCGCAGACAGAAGCGGGAACGGAACGTCAGTCATTTATACCAGAAACCGGAGTAACGACGATGATCCTGAAGAACGCCAGCATCCACACGCAACGTGCGACGGCTTCGACCACCTGCCGCAAGATATTGCAACCGGCTTTCGTGTTCCCGTACCGCGTTCAGATCGACGGGAGCATTCGCGAACTTTGCAGCGGAATGAACCGCAACAAGCCGAGCAATGGTTTGGAAATATCTATCGGGAATATCGTCCCTGTCACCGATGTAAGCAATGTTCTCTACTTCAGCCAAGACGGGATCAATGTTGCCATCAATGGTCTCATACTCGACAGAGCCCAAGGCTTCACCGGCCACAGCCTTACCGAGGATGCCTGCTACCTCGTAGATTAGGTCATCTGCTGTCTTTGACATTGCTGCACCCGGAAAGAGAAAGGGCGGCCACTAGGACCGCCCCTATTTGTTGTTAGGTGCCGCTGACACGAACCGCGAGGCGCGGATCAATGGTCTTGGTGCCGTACAGCACATCAAGACGCCAGTTGCTCACGTCGTTCGTGCCGTCATAGTACGGAATGACACGAACACTGATACCGTTTTTGCTCTGACGCGAGCAATCGACGGAACCAGGCGGCTTCACCATCGGCACCATGCAAAGCGCGAACGCGTTCTTGTGGAACATGAGCGAGTTTGCATACGCGGTGCCAGCGGTGCCAACAAAAGTCAGCAGCGCGTTGTCAGCCGGAGCCGCAGATACGGTCTGGAACGCACCAGACGTGATGATCTGCGGGGCAATCGTCAGGGTCAGGTTGCCCAAACCATCCGACGAACCGTTTGCCTTGACACAAACTGCTTCAAGAACGGCAGCGTAGCCTTGGTGACCGGGTTGACATCGTACACACCCGCAATAGTGAACACGTCGCCAGCGACGACGCGGGCGGCAGCAGCAGCCGTCCAGCCGTCAGTGATGAGCGTTTGGGTGTTCGCGCCGGTCGTGTCGTAGGTGGTGTTCTGCGCAGCCCCGTTGACCGCCGGAGTACCGCCAAGCGGGCCGACAGTGAAAACTGGCGCATTCTGCGACATCATATTCTCGACGCCGCCGACCTTACCAACCTTGCCGTTGCGATAGGCATTCTGCCCGATCTGCGGCTGGAACAGCGTGGTCTGGTTGCCAGCAAGCGCCCAATAATCCGCAGGTGCCAACACCATCGACCGATCGTTCTGCGGGACAGAACGCTGATCAAGGTTCGTGGTGCCTTTTGCAAATCCGGCAAACGTGCTGAGAACCGTGCCGGGAGTGCCGACCCACTGCGGAATGTCCTTGAACAGGGACATGACGGACACGTCGATCTGGTTGGCGATCTGGATCATCGCCGGGCGAATGACGCGCTCGGACAACTGGCCGATGTTCAGGGTCAACTGCTGCGAGGTGAATTTGAAGTCTACGCCCGCAATCTGGTTCACAGACAGCGACGTTTTCGCTTCCGTCACATCCTGCGGAGATGCAGTGATGGTATTACGAACCGTGAAGTCGGTCGGCTTGCGGATCGTGATGGTATCACCCACCTCGTAGCCGTTCACCTTCTTGTCAAACTCGTCCTCGTAGCCACGGTAAACCGCGCTAGCCATGGTGAGTTCGTTTTCGAGAATCGCCAGCGAGGCTTTCGCCACGATGGAAGCGGTAAGAGTCGTATTCGACATAGCTTAAATCCCTTTGGGATAAGCTCCGTTAGCCATATGTTTTCTTGAGCCACGCCGACAATTCACTGTCGGCATTGCGCGGCGCAGAACTACCTTTGACGGTAGACGGCGGGGGCGGAGCTGATGTTTGTTTCTTTGCGGATGGCGCGCGAACGATGCCTTCGAGCCTGCCGATTTCTCTGGCTAGCTCCCTGCCGGTCATGTTGTTCAGCGCGTGAATTTTCTCGGGATTCTTGGCGAGGTGATACGCGAGCAACTCGCTCTTTTCGGATGCTAGAATTTCCGCTCCGACTTCCCGGTTGATAGGAGGGGCGCTTGCGACGACCTGATCGTAGTCCGTAATGAACTCTTTCGCGGCCTCGACGCGCTCCTGGTGAACCTCACGCCGTTCTCGGAGTACGTTTTCGCGCTCCTTGTCGATGCTGTTGAGGTGGCTTTGCCGGTTTTCTTCACGGATGATCTTGCGCACTTCGTAGGCCGTCTTGGCCCGGTCGAATGCGAAGAAATCGCCGTTGAAATCGGCCTCTTGCGGCTCCTTGTCGTTCGGATCAGCGGCTGTCGCCGTGCGACTGCGCAACTGCTCCAACTCACGCTCACGAGCCGATAGTTCCTGCATCAGGTGCGAGTTGCGCGCCTTCAGCCGTTGAAGACCGGATCGCTTACGCGGTTTGCCGTCCTCCTCGTCCTCGCCTTCTTCACCCTCTGCTTTGGGTGCTTCCGGTTCGGTCTTGTCTTCGTCGTCTTCGGCTTCCGGCTTTTCGCCTTCTGCCTTTTCCGGTTCTTCCTGCTCGATCTTATCGAGATCGATAAATCCGCCGTCCGCTGGCGCTTCCGCCTGCACTTCGGTTTCGTCTGTCATTTATGATTAGCCCAATAAAAAACCGCCCGAAGGCGGTTACAATCGCGGCGCTGGCTACCTTACGCAGCCTGCATCACACGAAATCCTATGCGCCAGCCTGTTCCGGCAGCGCTGTCATCTGTTCCATAGAGGCGCGGTGCTTCTCGCTGCCGTGCATGAATCCCTGCACCTGCGAGGCCATGCCTGCTTCGTGGTTATCGGCGGCATGAGAAAGGTTCTGCATCCCCTTCACCACGTCGATGGTGTGTTTCTCGCCGGTCGCCGTGAGGCCAATACGGGCCTTCTCAAGCTCGGCCTGCTTGATCTGGATCGTCAGTGCGTTCAGGGTGCGCTTGGTCTGAAGCTCGTCCTCTTTCGCGGCCACATCAATGGCCTGCAAGTGAGCGTCAACCTGTGCCTGCTGTGCTGCCGCTGGATCGCCCTGCGGAAGCTGCCCAGCGTCCTTTAGCGTCTTGGCAATGTCCGCCTTCTTCTTCTGGTTATCTAGCGCTTTGCCCTCTAGTTCGAGCTGGAGAGCCTGCGCCTTCATCTGCGCGGCCTGCGCATCCTGTTGCTGCTGTGGCGTAGGAGGCGGCGGAGGTTCTCCCGGTGCCTGCGATGCCTTGGCGCGATCCTCTTGCAGCTTGTTCTTGATCTCTGGCGGCAAAGCCTGCTCAAGCCGTTCGCCAATCTCGTCAGCGTGCGGCCAATCCTGAACCTTGGCGTAAATATCACCAATGAGCGGTGCCGCCTGCGGGAATGCCTGAATGAATGCCGTCATCGCATCGGCTGCCTGCTCACGCTTGGTGGCGTATCCAGGCCCCTGCTCAATCATCACGTCATAGGAGCCGGTCGTCACGTCGTACTGAACGCGCTCGACGCCATCGGCCACTGTCGGCTTGTTGATCTCCTTCAGCGTTGGCTTGCCGTCATCACCGATGATCTGAATCATCCGCTGAGCATCGTAGATATGCGGAATGAGGTCCATGACGATCTGGCCGGTACGCTGGATCGCCATATTGAAATTGTCGAGGTAAACGAACGTGCCGGTATCGGCCTGCGCATCACGACGGGCAATGGCAACGCCAGAAGTCTCGTTAGATTTGGCCCCGAGATTGGCGTCATAGATGCCAATAACGGCCTTCATGTCTTCAGCGGCCTTGGTGCCGCCAAGCTGGATGGCCTGCGAGGCTACCGGAGGCTGAACGCGCTCAGGAGCCCTTCCTGGCGCAGCTCTGTCAACGTCATACTCAAGAAATGGCAGATTGTCGGTATTGGCATTCTCCCACTGGTCGTAATACTTCTCGACCATCGCCTTGGTGACGATCCACGGAGCCTTAGGCTGGAGCGCAACAACCTCGGTCTCAGCCGAGGCGTAATAGTTGACCATGCGCTGAAGATCGCGGGCATAGCGCACAATGCCGTGCCGATAGACTTCGCGCCCGATCCTGACTTCTTCACCGACCGCCGGAATGATCGGGATATGCATTCCCTTCCATTCGTATTCTTCGAGAATCTCGCCCTGCGTCATCAGGTAACGGCAGACCTTGTAGCCGTCGCGCTCCTCAATACGAGCGCCCTTGTTCTGCGCCAGCCAGTCAAAGGCCGCCTTAAGCTGATCCTTTGGCAAGTCCTTGACCTGATCCGTCAGGTCATCAATCGACCCATCCGGCATCAGCGCCAAGGTGCGCTTGATAGGCTTCTTCTTCCAGTATGTGACAAGGCGAATGTAATCGTCGCTCAACCAGTCCGTAAACGCTGCTGATGTGCGAATATCGAACCCGTCCGCCTTGGCATCCGGCCATTGCTTCTTGAATGCCGATAGCGTCATGTCCATCGGGACAAAGCAATGCATCGCATCTTCGCGCGTCGGCATTACCGAGTCGGCATCCCATAGAACGGCAACGCCGTCCTCGATGCCCATGATCCGCAGTTCTTGATTGAACGTGGTCGAACTGGCGTATTCCGTCGTGACCTGCCAATGACCGATGCCCGCGCAAACCTGACTGTCCGCCGCCGTCGTATAGACGTGCTTGGCGTAAGACCTGTTCTCGATATAGCGGAACATGCCGCTCAGAACGTCGGCAGTCTCGGGATCGCCATTGCTATCGACCGGAACCGCCTTGATGCTCGGTCGCATCTTGCGCATGTCGCCGGTAACTTGGCGGATGAACTTCGGCAGCAGATTGATCGTGTGACAAGGCCGACCACGGCGCTGATTGATCGCCTCTGGCGTCCACTGGTCCTCTTGGCGGCCACGCCGGAACCTTAAGTCCTCGTAAGCCTCATCCTGATTGCCGCGCTCACGTTCCCAGTCGCGTTCGTATTCTTCAAGCGCATCTTCATGGACCTCTGCCCATTTGGCTGACTTTGATTTAGACGCAGTTTCGCTCTCGCCGGTTTCGTTTTCGGCGTCTGCATCGTCTTCGTAATCTGCCATTCAGTTATGCCGCCATCCAGCCGCCAGAAGCACGACGGCGCTCACGTGGGCGCTCGACAACATCATGCACCGGCTCTGCGAACGTCAGGGCAATGGCATCCCAATCATCAGGGGATCGCACTCCTCTTGCTCGCATATGCTCTTTGCTTTCCAATATGAGACGCTGATTCACGTCGTATGAATATCCAGGCCCGCAAGCATCAGCCTGCAAGCTGTCCTTGTCGGGAATATCTGCTCCGCCCGGCTCATTGAGCCAGTCCCGCGAACGGCTCCACATCTCAGCGCGTCGGTTTCTCGGACCCGCCGCTTTCGTACCATCCGGCAGTACCACGTGAGGCTCTTGCGGCTCGGAGCCGAAGTTAATCGGCACAACCACATCACTATAGACGCCGCCCCAGCTATGGAGAATGTCCACCACGCCAGCACCGACGCCGCCCACGTCAACAAACACCCGAGCGGGCTTGTCAGTGTCTATGACCTGCTTTACCCAATTAGCGCCCGCAACAACGTCGAGCTTGGATTTGCTCTCGGTCTTTGAAACCTTGCGGCCATTTCGCCATGCAATCGAAAACCGGTCATCGCCAAATCTTGCAGGATCGACGCCCACAACAAGCGGGCCGATACCCTCAAGGCTTGCCTTCCGAGCAGCCAGCACGTCAGACGACTTGATGAAGCTGTCATGACCCGTAAGCTGGAATGCCTCGTCCGCCGTCGCAGGGTATTCCTGCTTGAACAACAGCGGGTCTTTCAGTTCCTCAATCTTGGCACGACGCCACACCATCTGCTCAAGCGAGAGCTTATGTGCGTCCGCGTATTCCTGTTCTTCTTCATCTAGGCTGAAGCCAGCTGGTACATCACGCCGATACTCGTCCTGCCAAAACCACGGAATGAAAATCGCTTCGTAGTCGCCTATCCCGGCCTCTGCTTGCTGCCAGCGTTCGTGGAACTCGCCACCCACGCCATTAGCAGTAGATTCCAGCACAATCTCAGTGCCAGCCAGATCAGGAATAGCCTGAACAACACCAGCGAAGTGTGTCTTCGCATTAGGCCAAAACCCAACCTCAGAGCCGTGGAATAGCTGCACAGTCTGCGAGCGGCCAACAGCCTTCGCGCCAGCCGTGCCAACCGCATATCCGCTCTCCAGCGTGGAGAAGCTCAGCTCCTTAGCGTTCGCGCTGCCCGTCTCAGGCTTCACAAGCTCAGGGCAATGCGAGTGATAACGGTCAACCATCCCGAACAAGTTGTTCGTCGCATCCTGCTCATGCGTCAGGATGAAAACCCGAACACCTTTGGAATGTGACGCCCGCCAATAATAGCGGCCACCGATATAGGTCGAGATACCCTGTTGCCGTCCCTTAAGGACCAGCGCGCGAACCTTGCCAGTTCGCTCTCGCTGCGACTCTAGACGGCCATGCAAATATAACTGGGCCTGATTAAGAACCAGCGGCTCGATCTTGCCAGCCTTGGTCCTGATCTTCAGGCATTTCGCCGCGTAGTGTTTTAAATCATCCCGGAGGCGCTTGCGAATGGCGCGCTCTCGGTCACTCATCAAGTTCGGCAAGAGCTTCTTCGTGGCTGATAGATAAGCCGCCGCTCAGTTCAACAGCCTGTGCAGCCTTGCCATCCAGGCGGTCGCCAATCTCACGCGCGCCCGCAGTTTCCTCGCCAGCGCGGTTCAGAAGCTGTCTGGCAATCCATCGGAGCGAACCCTTAGGAGCAACGCACTCCTGCCCAAGCTCGGCAGCAGCAGCCTCCATACGAATGGCGTCCCTAAACGGCTTGTCCTTGTTCTGTGAACCCAGCGGTCTTCCCATGATATTTTACTGATTAAGCACTTGAGTTGCTTGGCTCAACATCACACGGCGGGCTGATGTAGAGAACCTCGCCGGGATCGTTGAGTTGATCGTATGCGTCTAGATGGCCGGCAATGGATTGCCAGAGTGCGGGCAGAATTGCCCCAGCATGTTCCGATTCACTCACCGTACTGAAGTCTACGCAGATAAGGTTGCCAGACACGGTGTAGGGTTTCATGACGCGCTGCCGATTGTTCGTGGCGAACACTTGATGCGGCCAGCAATGGCATCGTTTTGACTAGCCAGCGCCCAGACCAGCTTCCACCAAAGCTCGGTGCCAACATTCTCAGCAGTTGAGGAACCAATCTCAGTTGGTTTGCCAGGCTCTCTCAACGTGGTTCTCCGAAATTACCATGGAAACCTGATCGCATATTTCTCCAGCCACGCGAGAAGCAAGACGCCAAGAACAACACCAGACAGCACACACAGGACAACGATTAGAGCCATTGCCATTTTATGTTCCCCTTGATCGGCTCGGACGGCGACAGCTAGTACTCAGCATCTAGCTCCCACTTGCTAAGGGGAGTCGCTATGTGTGAGGAGCGATGGCATGACCAGCGCGCCGTCCGATTGGTGTTTGTTCAGCATTCAGGTGGCAGCATGCGAGCCGAAACCCTCTTGAAAGGCATCGAGGGCAAGCGTCTAACTTATCGACGGCCTAACTGAACTCAAAAACAGGAAGCAAGCGGTTAAACGCTTCCTAGCTTGGAGGAAGCGTGAACGAGATTGAATCTTTAAAGCATCAAATCAGTATTCTCGCGGCTGAAGGCCTAGCGATGCAGTTTCTTTTAACTTGCATCTTTCAAAGAGTCGGAGAGGCTCAGCCCTCCACACGATCGATCATCATGCAAGCGTTTGACGACGCCGCGAACCATGCCGAGCAATTCAGCATTTCTGGCGGTAGCAAAGCCGGTCACCTCCCGGAAACCCTCCGTATCATCGAGCAAATGCGGATGATGTTGGTAGGCAAAGGCAAGCCTCATGGTGAGGTTCACAATTGACGGCGTCACTTTGATTTCTTCGTTGCCTTCTTTGGGGCCTTCTTCCCAATCTTCATTTCAGATTGTGGCTTCGGCTTTGCGCTCAATAGGTTCTTTAGCGTCTTTTGAAACACAGGGTCTTTAACAGGATTCTTTGCCATGTCGCTTACCGATGAGTGGATAGACCAGTATCCTACGATAGATGCCAAGAAACTACATGCCCTTGGCATGGTCACGTTCATATGGAACGCATGCGAATACAAGCTATTCGAGCTATTCCACATAACGACTGGCCTCAATCCAAATATGGCCTGGCTCCTAGTACACGACCTAAACAGTATAGCCGTGGCTGATAGATTGTCGGCTTATCTAGATCACGCCTTCACCGACACCAGCGCAATTCAACAGGAGATTGACCTCATCAAAGCAGCGTTAGCAGCGTATGACGTTTGCCGCCAAAATCGGAATCAGCTCACACACTTTTGGTTGGAGCACGACCTAGAGAAGCAAGAAGTCCGCATGATGCGGCAAAAAGGACCAGCCCTCAAACTCACTTCCTTTTCAGAGGGGCTATCTGACGTGCGCCGCGTAGCTGACGAACTGATCGGACTAAACAACCACCTCAACGAGGTGGTTGCCTATATGCGGAGCGCTATTGCTGAAGGCGAGCGGCTTCCATTGCCTTGTAAAGTTCTCGCACCAGAGTTGCTTTGGAAACCTCCCCATCCAACTGGTAAAGCATCTCAACCCCGGCGCGAACCATCTGTTCTGAGACTGACGGAAGATGAGTGGTTGGCGAAGTATCGGAAGGAAGGGAAACCGCTTCCTGACTTGGCTTAGGTTTATATTCGCTCATAGAGCGTCCCCTTATTTAGCCGGGACGCATTTACAAACTTTGCTGGCCTGCCACGCAGTTAGGAATATATGTGCGCGATAGTGCTAAGTAAAGTATATAAATGCGTTATCCGAACAACAGTCGCGCCTAATCGACCTTTACAAGTAAAGGAAATGGCAGCCCCCCGGCCCATAATTGCGATTGGTTAGATCGCCTGCGGTCCTCGAAAGGAGCGCTCTGGGTTTATCCGGCGCATGGCTGCCATCAACCATATAAGCGATTCTTGCTAATTTTTCAACAACTTAGCAAGTGCTTGATATTGCTCTAATTCCAGCCTGTCACGCATTAGATTAAATGCGTTCCCTGATATGCTAAGTCAAGTATATAAATGCGGATATTTGCGGTTCGGATTATGACGTTGCCCGCTTTATTTTCCCATTTAGCGGGATCGTACCGAACGATGCTGACTTCACCACTATTGGCTCAGGAAAATTAGGAGCCAGCCGCAAATTAAATCAGCCAGTCGCAAAGTGCAGGCTTGCGGGGCTTTGCGTCCCCTCACCTGTCAGGCTGGCTGAACTTTAAACTCGTCTGACGGCGGCACATCAAAGACCGCCCGCATATCAGCCAAGAATTCCAGATCGGTCGCCACGGAAGGCAACAACATAAACCGTTCGCTCTGGTAATTTATCGGCAGTGCCGCCTTCCGATTGAAGGCGATCAGCACCTGATTAATCGTCTTGGGTGCCATCCGACGCAACTCTCCCGATCCTATTTGTGATTTGCCCGAATATGCCGCAAATGCCGCATAATGTCAACCTCCAAACACCATATATTGTGTTTTTTTGTAAGTCATTGGCATACCTGTAGATTTTCCCGTTTTGTTCTCCTGTACAAGATTATTCGCCATCGCCCATGCGTACCGGATCGCATCTTTATAATAGCGGCCTGCCGTATCGGCTGATTTCCCGATCCTTCGGCCCATCTGGTGAAAGCTGTAATCGAATGACCTGGCGACGATCAGTCGAACAGCCGGTGCATCAAGCCCCCTCACCCAATCAAGCGCCGTGAGATAGTCGCCGCAATCGAACGGCGTTGGCCTGAACTTAGGCATTCGTGCATCTGTGTATCCGTAGGCTTCCTCGAATGATTGCAGGACTTCCGGCCATGCTGATTTCTGCTGGAAGAACCGGCGCTCAGGATCGGGCAATGCCCGCAATGTGCGGAATGCTCGGATCAACCGATGTTCGATCTCGCGAACGTCAATCAATTCGGGCGCTAGTGTGATGGATTGTTTGCGCTTGCGGCCTTGTTTCATGACTTAAGCACATCCTTCACATCGTGAACATCTGCATCGCCCGTCGCTTTCCAGTAGCAAGCCTCAGCGCAGGTGGCCCGTTTGATCGCCTTCTGCGGATCATCGCCACCGATGATAGTATCATGAATACAGGCAGCGATCTGTTGTGCAAGGTTGAGCCACATCTCACGCACGCTCTCGCCAGCGATCATCGAGTCATATTCGCTATCTGTTGAGGAAAGACCGCTCATTGTCTCGTTGGATTTCTCAACGTAGTTCTCCGAATCTTCCATCTTCACACCCCCGCATAATCTGTTGACGTGTATTTGCCGTTCTCACTCATTGGTAAATCCATATCTTAGGCGGCGAGCGTCAGCCGATTCTCGCAGTTCGGTCACTCCATTTTTCGAGCCTATGAGTGAGCGAAGCCGCTTAATTTCCGCAACTAGAACCCCAACGGTTTCCGGCGTGGCTGGAATAATTCCATCATGGCGGTCAATCTCAGAAATAATGTCGCGCGCGTTCATTGGCTCAAAATCTCCGTTGCGGTGTCATAGACGAAGCTGGTCGAACCCTTCCGCCCAAGAAACGAAAAGCGAAATTTCCGGCCATGCACGATGCACTGACCGCTTGCATCATCACGCTCGATCACCAACCCGATGTCTGGCTTGTTCACCCAATGAGCGGAGCCATCGGCGTCATATAGCGAAAGATCGCCCTGCGCCTTGTCGCCGCCGCTCTTGGTGGGGTGCACAACGACGATCACCAACACATCATACGCCATGGCGAATTTCTTGATCATTCGGATCGCGCGGGCCGTGTATTGCGTCTCTGTCTCATCACGCCGTCTGGCATGTTCCAGTTCGTTCCACGGGTCGATGATGAGCATCTTGATCCCGTCGCGGATCACCGCATCAGCCGCGCGGTCCAACAGCCATTCAAGGCTTTGCTCGCTATCATCCTCACGCGCGTCGATATGAAAGAACGTAAACTTCTTGTCGATAAACTGATCGGATGCGCGAATACCCTCCCGCGTCCAGTCCTTACGAGCAGCATTCATGCAATGGGACCGCAGAATATCTCTCACATACGGGACCGGCAGAACCTCGAACGATCCAAGCCCAACGTTCCAGCCGTGCAAGTTGGCCGCGTTGAAGGCAAGCTGAAGCGTCCATGTGGACTTGCCTGATCCGGGCTTACCCAAAACGACCATAAAAAAGCCTGTCGCAAGCTCAACGCTGCAAAGCCCCTGTTGACGTGGCTCAATATCAAGACGCCCCCACCCTGTGGTGTAGGTTCGAGGCCGGTCATATCCGGGGAAGTCAGACAGGTGGTACATGCCCTTGACCGGCATGGGCACCGCGCGCTGAATCGCAGTCAGTACAGCTTCCGCGCCATGCTGGATTAGAACTTCGTTAGCATCGGCCTTCTTGCCGTTGCAATTAGGATAATGGACAAACGAACAGCGCACACGCCCAAGCCTACGCGCCAATTCATCGCGTAGACGCTCGCCAGGTCCGTCATCATCAGTCATGAGGATGAAACGCTTGATCTTCTTCAGCCGATCCCAATTATTGAAAACGTACTCGTATTTTTGATCCTGATCCGGGTCGATATCGTCCGCCGTGTCAGGAACGGGCTTGAGTGGCCTACCCTTCGCATCCTTATCTGCCGGCGCACCATCAGGTACAGATACGCAAAACGGATAACCAGCCGTCAATACGGCAAGACAGTCCGGCTCGCCCTCAACAATGACGAGGGCCTGCGACCCATCGATGAGCGCAGGGTCGTCCAACACATCGGCATTGAAGAAGGTTTTCTTGCCTTCCTTGCGTTGCCAAAAACACCTTTGACCCGTCAGGTCGCGGGCGGCCACGATACTTGGTCGCGACCTCAACGCCGCCATCGATCGACGGGAACGCGAGAATGTCACCGTTCGGGTCTGGACGAACTTCGTACTCATCGCCAACCTGCACGCGCCGCCCGCTGTAGATGCCCATACGTGCGACTATTTCCGGATCGATTGCCCGCGCCTCGAACCATTCCATGGCTTTGGGGCTTACCGTCATAGAACATTCCCCCTTTGTGTCCGCAGTTCTTGCAGTTGAAACAAACGCCCTCGGAAGTGATAAGCACCGAAAGCGACGGGTCCGATTTGTGCTTCCGCTTATGCGAGCATTCCGGGCATCGCGTTTTCTGGTTGCCCGGTTTTGTGGTCCGTACCCGGATTCGGAATCGGTCTAGGATTTCCTGCGCGTCCATCGCTAAACGTCCACCACACGCCGTTGCGGCGAAAAGTTCTGAGGCTCATCGTCCCAACGACCCTGATTGATCCAGGTCGCCGGATTGCACCACGGCCTGTCAGGCGGCTTCGATTGGACATACGCCGCAAGCGATGTGACGATCTTTTTCCACGAAACGCCCCGCTTTCTCGCCCTATCAAGCTTCGCCAAAGCGTCGGTTTTCCCAACTTTGTGAGGATAGGACGCCCAAAACAGCTCGCGATAATTGAACGGCCAATCATCATCACGCGCCGGCAGGCGCACGATCTGTTTATTTGTTTCTGTATCTGACTCTGCTTCTGTCTCTGTGGGCGTTTCATCATTTGATGATGCGACCGTTTCTGAAACGTTGCATTGGCCGTTTCTGAAACGTTTCACTCTGCCAGTAGAGTTATCTGACTTGAACTGCCGCCCCTTCCAGTTGTGCGGCTCATAGCTCATGGAAGCGTTTTCGACTTCAACCGGGTCCATTAAGCCAAGTGCGCAGAACTCATCGAGCAATACGGACGCCGCTTCCTCAGACATGCGGAGGCCAAACGCAATATCCGCAAGACACGGCAATGCGCCATCGTTCTGAGAGGCGAGGCAAAGCAGATTAATCCACGCCTTGAACTTCTCCCCCGGTAGGCGCTGGACCTTCGGGTCGTTCACGGCGTCATCGTAAAATCTGAACCACCTGCTCACGCAGCGTCCCCCAGGTAAGCCCGCAACGCCTCAGCGATGATTGTTTGACGGGTGATGTTTGATTGTCCGGCGTACTCGTCTAAGGCTACCCAAAGCTCATAGGGAAGCTCTAGTTCAAGAACGCTGGATTCTTCATTCTGCGTTGTCTCAGCCATCATTCTTCACCATGTCAGCGAGGATTAAACCGATTGGGCTGGCGAGCTTCCCGTTTGGATCGCGGCGCATGGATTTCAGAAGCTCCTTCGGCCTGACTTCCGATTGGAGGGCGATAGAAATGACCGTGGCGGCGTCATTCACCATGACCTCAAGACCAGACCCGATCTTGCCGCCGTTGATGAAGACCTCTTGAATGAAACCGGGCTGGTTACGCCCGTAGGTGACGGTGAACGGAACATTGTCGTGTTCGAACTCGAACGTCTCCGAATAGCGGCGATCTTCTAGGCGCTGTCTCATGCTGACGCCTTCGGAAATAGCCTGACAAAGCAGGTACCTGGCTCAATCGGCCCCCATGACCATGAACCGGCGTCGGCGTATTTATCGTCTTGGATGAGTCCGACAGCTTGGAGAAAATCTAAAACGCCCTTGCCCCTGTTGTCCCCGTCACGAGCCTGCTTGCGCTTCTTCTCATCAAGCGTGATGTGATAGGTGAAGTTGCCCGTAATCGGCGTACCTACGTCGCGCTTCTGCAACAGATAGGCCGCAAGGGCTTCGTCCTTCCATGCCCGGTATTGAGGCGATAGATAGGTTCGACCGTTGCCGGTACGCCAAAGACGGTTTGCCGAGACTGGAAACGGGAGTGTCAGTGTGACCATCAGCGCATCAGCCTTGCCTGAATAGCTTCGACATCCGCGCGCACATCGGCATCTGACCGCATAAGCCGTGCAATCTTGCGAATGCCATGGGCAGCCGTGGCCCTGTCGCGATCACCGAAACGGCGGCCAACATCCGTATTCGTCAGCGACGTATGCTGATCGCAGAGATACATCGCGATATGGCGCATGTAGGCTGCATCAACGGTACGGCAGTCTGAATCCAGAATTAGCTCTTTCACATCAAAGTACTCGGCCACGGCCTTCTTGATCTCCGCGACGGAAAAGACGCGCGCCCTATAAATAAGCTTGTGCGCGTCCTGAAGCATCTCGTTGGAGATGGGTTTCAGGCTAACCTGTCGCTTCTCCCCTATGGTTTCCGCACGGGGTAAGGGCGAAGCCATCCTTGCAAGCCGCTCTTGATGAGCGACGGCCAACTCTTGCGCGTAGCTCATCGCACAACCTCACAAATCAGGCTGTGCTGTAGGCAATAAGAAGAATGCTTGAAGCGATCTTTCCCGCAGAACAGGTATGGAAGTTCATCGCCATAAGCGAACCGGCAATGGTGATATTCCAGGTATTCAAACAGAACACCGCTTTCTGGGATCGTTGCGGATTGTTCCGGCTCAAAGCAAATCGCGTCCATTATTGCCACCCCTGCGCTATGCCGTGAATAATGAAGCAAAGAGTAATCACGAGCCCGACAGGGAACGTGACGAATGCAATGTCGTAGAGATTCTGCCGGAATGCGCTCATGACTGGCGGCTCCGACGTAAAAGACGGTTGCTCTGGCGGATCAGGGATCGCATCCAAAGCTCGGCGCGAAGCTGCGCAACGAAAATGCGGAAGTTCAGCCACATGATTTTCCCCCATCAAAAGGAAACAATTCAGGCGCGATCCATCGAGCGAAGAATACGAGCCGCGTCGAGCAACGAATTAATGTCCGCGCTAGTAAGAGTCTTACTTGCTTCATCAGTACCCCCGGCCAAAGCCTCGAATGTATGCGCAAGCTGTTCTGCCGCGCGTTTGGTCTTCTGCTTCTCGGCTTCTGCCCTGACTGCTCTAGCCGCCCAGTGGTTTTCTTTTTTAATTTCCCCAAGCCAAAGAGAACGCGCCGTCCTGTACGAAACGCCATGAACACGCTTTGTGATATCGATGAGCCATTGAACCTGCTTTCCGTGCGCTGGCTCCCCACCCATCAACTCAATCATCGCCACGCGAACACTCATTTTGGACGAACTCTCCAACACTTGGATTCTCCTTCATGCTTTGTTGCAGTCATGAAGAAGAACGAAGGTGCTTACTCAGACACTCAGATAAACGACGCTTGGGAATTGCTTTTCAGAGCAAGTTCCGAGTTACAGAACCTGATCCGGCGGACACCGGCGCAGGTGATTGATTTTCAGAGAGAGAAAGAGAAACGAATGGCTCATCCCATCCTCCATGAGGAAAGGAACGCCTGAAAAGAACGGTGCAAACGGCACCTGAAAGGTGTTGGCGCGCTCCGATAATTGGGGGACTGTTGAGCATTGAACACGTTCAACAGTGAGGATTCGTTATGGCTGAGATTTTGGAGAGCGGCGCTATTATTGGTTGGGAAAGCGCCAGCGAGATTTATGTTGAGGAAGTTGTCGGGGTAAACGTTTTTGAGCAAACCGTTACGGTGACCCTCGCGGTTAACCGCGTCGAGCCCGGCAAAGGTGTTGGTGCCAAGACCGTTCGCGCATGTGTTGCGCGCGTAGTTCAAGCCGCTGATGGCAGCTCTACCAGAGAAGCTGTTCAGGTCGCCAACCTGCGATGCACTTCTGCTGGCGCAACTTCCCTGAGGGACGCCTTGAATGGAGCCCTGCTCATGCTTGAGCCAGTTGATAATCCTGGGGGCAAGCCATCGTAACTTCATGCCGACACCCGGTCGGTCATCTTCCACAATGAGGCGGGAGCAGATTGACCGCGCACAGCGAGCGCGCCGGAAATCCTGACGTAGGAACGAGCTGGGAAGGTTGCAGCCTTCTTCCAATTCGACACCACGCTAAGACTACAATTCATCAGCTCTGCAACGGCAGCCGTACCGCCAAGAGCGCTGATTACTTCCTCGGTCGTATGTAGGGTCTCACTAGCCATGACCCCTTATACTTCAAATTTCTTGAAGACACAAGGCTTCAAATAGCTTTGGTAGCAAGAAATTTGAACTCAGGCCAAGCTAGGAATCATGGCTAGTTCAAACGAAGACAAGCGAATGACCGATTTGGCGGTCCGGCTCGAAGCCCTGCGCAAGGCAGAGGACATCCCGACCGCAGCCGCCTTCGCTGCGGCAATCGGTATTACCCCATCCCGTCTATCCAACTTTATGAACGCATCGCCGCTATCAATCGACGTTGCTCATAAGCTGGTAGCGCGGTTCCGGGTGAGTCTGGATTGGCTATATTACGGCCACGAAGACGCCCTGCCGGTAGAACTCCGCCGCAGGATTAGGCGTCATATGCCGCCTGGGACGGCCACAAGTGAGCGCCGGGCCAAGACGGCCTGATCCTCCTTGTCGTCCAGAAACGTCTCCACAAGGCTCTTTGCTAGATCGAGGACTATCAAGGCGTCTTTGGCGTCTTCTGGCAGCTGCGCCGCTATTTGGATGGCGTGTCGGCGGTGCCAATTATCGTTTTTTGACATCTTTTACCCCACTCAGACTTCCTCACCTGCAAAGCTTAGGTCCGGTTTCTGGCGCGCACCACCTAAAATTTAGGCAATCGGCAGTTCCTCCACCGAGGCGTGAACAAACCATGAACATACTATGGATCAAGAGCCGATAGGAGTAAAGTCACAAAATAAATTACAAATAATTTGAATACGCCTCTTGTGTATTCAAATTTCTTGAAGTATAGTGCTTCCCATCAGATCAACACATGATGGGAGCCGCAGATGACCGCCGAAGCGAAATCAAAACTGCTCAAGTTTGATGTTCTAAATCGCTATAGCGGCGAAGTTCAGTTCTCAGCCCAGATCGATTGCTCCGCAGATGCCCTGCCTTCCGTGAAGCTGGGCTTGGCAGTGAAGTGGGCCATCAAAAACGGCGCGGACATCTGCAGCGCGAACCTCCGCAGCGCGAACCTCTGCGGCGCGAACCTCTGCAGCGCGAACCTCCGCAGCGCGGACCTCTACGGCGCGGACCTCTGCGGCGCGGACATCTGCAGCGCGAACCTCTACGGCGCGAACCTCTGCGGCGCGGACCTCTGCGGCGCGAACCTCCGCAGCGCGAACCTCCGCAGCGCGAACCTCTGCGGCGCGAACCTCTGCGGCGCGAACCTCTACGGCGCGGACCTCTGCGGCGCGGACCTCTGCGGCGCGAACCTCTGCGGCGCGAACCTCTGCGGCGCGAACCTCTACGGCGCGGACCTCTGCGGCGCGGACCTCTGCGGCGCGGACCTCTGCGGCGCGAACCTCCGCAGCGCGGAAAATTCAGACCTCACCATCGCCATGACGCGCATCCTGCCTGAAGGCGATTTGATCGGGTGGAAGAAGTGCCGAGACAACATCATCGTCAAGCTTCGCATTCCAGAAGCCGCCAAGCGGTCGCATGCTTTCGGTCGCAAGTGCCGTGCCGAATACGTTGACGTGATCGAAGTTATCGGCGGCGATCAAGGCGTCTCACAACACGATAGCAGCACGAAGTACATCGCTGGTCAGCGCGTCACACCAGACAAGTTTGATGAGAACTGGGTCGATGAGTGCTCGTCAGGCATTCACTTCTTTATCACCCGCGCAGAAGCGGAGGCTTACTGATGTCAGTCCGCAACGATCTCCAAGACCTCGAACACGCTGCTGTCATCGCCATGCTGGCTGAGGCGGCTGTCGTTGCATTCTTCATCCTTGTTTGCGGCGTCTTTGCCGCTCTCGGTGCAGGAGCTTGAGCATGACCCAGACCACAGCAGCAGGCGCGCGGACGGCGAAACCGAAATACAAGGTTCACTTGCAGCGCACTTACCAGAAATGGGGCGGCAGCGTTAATACCACGCTTTGCGGACGCAACTCGGACGTTGCGATTGATACCGACGACGAAAACGTGACGGACCAGCGCGATGAAGTGACTTGCAAGTTTTGCCAGCGGCTTTTCCCTGCGCTTGATAGACGCGCCGCCCTCGCCAAGACAGGTGGCGCGTGATGGGTCGCCATGATGAACGCCAGAAAGTGCTGCATGCGCGGGCTTCTCGTTATGAACGCACCGGAGAAACACCAGCTACAGATGCAGCCAAGCGTAAAGCCCGCAAGGCTGCATGGCGGAAAGAATTAGAGCCGTTTCAGGAGCGGATTAACGCCCATCACGCTGCATGGGTTGCAGCAGGAATGCCTGCCGACTTCCCGAAAATGGAAGATTGGGAAGTCACTGCCAAGACAGGAGTTTCGGCATGAGCAAGCAGAACACAGAATTTTACATTTGCGATCTGCGCCGCGAGTTCTCTGGCAACCCATACATAACGGTTTGGCGTCCCAAGAATGCTGGATACGCGTACCCGCTTCCTTGGGCAGGAAAATATAGCCGCGCACAAGTAATCGACGGCGGGGACTATTACACCAACCGCGTCGGGCGCAGCCTGGTCCGCTTTGCTATTCCCTGCGCTGTTGCTGACAAGCTTGGCGTCCAGCCAGCACCGAAAATGGTGGACGGAAACGTCGGGCCTGTCTTGCCAAACACTGCTGAGGTTCGATCTGCGTTACGCCGCGCCGCCCTCAAGACTGCGGGAGGCGAGGGATGAGCATTGTTATTCTGCCAGCGCCTGCGCCGAGCGAGGATGTCGAAATTAAGATCAGCCATTTTGATGCTGAACTTATCGACCGCATCCGCCGCGAAATCGGACATATCGAGGCCATCCGAGCCGTAAGGTGGCTCACCAAAGCAGGCTTGAAAGATTCGAAAGATTTCATTGATGCCATGCGCGACCAATCCCGCGAGGCCACCCATGGCGGATAAGGGGCATACAGATTCCTTCCGCGCTTCTGTGGAGGTACCGCAATGACCCAGACCACAGCAGCAGGCGCGCGGACGGCGAGCCGCGAGGCTTTCGGGAAAGCGTCGGCGCGGAAATCATTCGGCGAGTACAAGGCCGTCATCGTGTATCCGAACGGGCGCACGGAAATTTTGGGGAAGTGCGAGCGGCCTTTGATCTGGCGCGGCAAAGAAGCTCTGCCGGGCGGTCTTACACATTTCGTCAGGGGCAAGACATTCGCCAACCGAGAAGATGCAATTGCCCGCGCTCAACGTGAGATTGACGGACTGTTCGCAAACCACACGGCTGCTGTAGCGAAGTTCAACAGCCACGCCGCCCTCGCCAAGACAGGCGGTGCGTGATGCCAGAGATCATCTATGAGTTTTCCGAGCTTCCGCTTCTGATCGATCTCGGTACCGAGGGGGGATTGGTCAACGGTTCCGCTGAGGTTGGATACATCGTCAGCAACGGCGACTGGTATATCCGAAAGATTTATCTCGATGGCTACACACCCGTAAAGAACGGCTGCGTATTCGAGCGAAAGTCTGTCGAGGTTGAGCAAGGCCAGCTCTACGACATCATTGCTGGTCGTCTCTATGGCGAATGGCATGACCGAGTACAGGAGAAGGTCAACCAGCAGATCGCAAGCGATTGTTCTGTTGCTCATGTTTGGGATCATTCACGCGATTTGATGAAGCATGCGAGGGCGATGTGATGAGCAAAACCCGTCCCGCTCAAATCATAGAACTACGTATTGAACGCTTAACCGCTCGAAAGAACCACAAGGCGGTGAAGCCTATCGATAAGAAGCTGCAAGCCAAGATTTGCAGGCAGTTGAAATATGAAATGAAGATGGAGCGGAGAGCGTCATGAGTGATTTTCGAGAAATGGTCCACTCCATCACAGAAGAACCGAGCATGAGCGATCCTGCTGTGGCTATCCCCGCTCGCGTTACGGCGCTCATCAACGATCTGGATGATCTGGCTTCGGCGGCTCTCGCCCCCGAGACGCGAGAGATCGTCGCCGGAGAGTTTCATTCAATCGAGATGATCCAAACCCGCGCGGCGCTGATTTTGTCGTTCATCCAGTCGATGAATGTAACGCCGTTCCGCGCAAATGGAGGGGGGCATTAATGGCATACGAGACAGCGCAGGAGATTTTCGACGCTCTCTGCGAACCCTTCCCGGTCGAATACATCTCATGGCGGATCGGAGCTACCCGTCAGCCCTACGAAGGCGAGGTGAAGGACGGGAAAGCCAAGCCAGACGACAAGATGGGAAAGCCTATCTGTTATGTGGATGCCCGCGCCGTGATGGACCGCCTCGATACGGTCTGCGGCCCCGATGGCTGGCAAGATACCTACACGCCCGGGCTGGCGAATAGCATTGTCTGTAACATCGGCGTTCGCATGCCGTCAGGAGATTGGCTTTGGAAGGCGGATGGAGCTGGCGCAACGGACGTTGAGGGCGAGAAAGGAATGCTCTCAGACGCCTTTAAGCGGGCCGGTGTGCGCTGGGGCATCTCTCGATACCTGTATGACCTAGATGCGCCATGGATCGTCCTGCAACGCCAAAAATTCATCTCAAAGGATTCCGAGCGAGCATTGAATGAACTGCATGAGGACTTCGCGCAGAAGTGTGGCTGGGGTTTTCGCTCGGGCATCCAGGCTTACAAGCTGCTCAATCAGGTGATGAAGTCGTTTGTCACGACACCCGCCGACGCGCTCGAATTTCGAGACGCCAATAAATCAATGATCGTTCAGCTACCCGTCGCGATGCGGCGGCACTTGGAAGCAACGCTTGATCGCGTTGGAGCAACAGCCAGAGAGGCAGCAGAATAATGGCCGGATCAGTCAATAAAGTAATTCTCGTCGGCAATCTCGGTTCTGATCCTGAGATCAAGCGAACACAGGATGGGCGTCCAATCGCCAACCTGTCGGTCGCCACATCGGAATCTTGGCGTGACAAAAACTCAGGCGAACGCAAGGAAAAAACTGAATGGCACCGCGTGGTGATTTTCAGTGAGCCACTTTGCAAGGTTGTCGAGCAATACCTCAAGAAGGGAGCCAAAATTTATCTTGAAGGCTCGCTCGTCACGCGCAAGTGGCAAGATAAAGACGGCAAGGACAAGTACTCGACTGAGGTTGTCCTTCAGGGCTTCAATAGCGTCCTGACAATGCTTGATGGCCGTAGCGGTAATGGCGACAGCTCCGACGCTGCGCCAGCGAGGCGCTCCGACACCATCTCATCTGGTCGTCAAGGCAACGATGACATGAACGACGATATTCCGTTCTGAGGCCATCATGCCCCGCGCCCTTTTGACATTGAGAGACGCAAGCGACCGCGCAAAGGCGGAACGCTGGGTGCGTATTGCACCAGTGGGAACGCGGGTTGAGTTCAAGAAGCCACAACGGTCGATCCCGCAAAACGACATGATGTGGGCCTGCCTGACAGATGTTGCAACCCAAGTCACATGGCATGGGCTTCGCCTCACACCTGATGATTGGAAGCTAATCTTTCTCGATGCATTGAACCGTGAGCTTCGCATGGTCCCGAATATCGACGGCAACGGGTTTGTGAATCTGAGCAAGTCATCTTCCGATCTATCCAAGTCGGAAATGACGGACATGATCGAACTCATCCGGGCCTTCGGCGCGAACCATGACGTGAAATTCCAGGATCGGGAGGAAGCAGCATGAGCCGCACTGTCCCAGAGTGGATTGGCAAGACCGACGATACCAAGGTTCCAGCACACGTCCGCGCCCGTATTTTTAAGGCGCATGGCGGCAAGTGCTATTTGTCAGGGCGGATAATCCGCGCGGGCGAACCGTGGGAGCTGGACCATATCGTCGCGCTGGTGAACGGCGGCGAGAACCGCGAAACCAATCTTGCCCCCGCCATCAAGGACAAGCACCGCGAAAAGACCGCGAAAGACGTTGCTGAGAAAGCAACTGTTGCGCGCAAGTTCGCCAAGAACATCGGCATCCGCAAGCCATCGCGGCTTAAGGGCCAGGGTTTCCGTCCATCAGCGAAACAACACTCCGCCTCCCGTCCTCTCAACCGCAAATCAGAACAGGTGCCCGCATGACCAGACAAGACACAGTGGGCGGGCGGACGGCGGATACACTGTCTCGCGAAGAACTTGCAATGATTGACCGCGCTTGGGAAGTCCACAAAGCGGCGATGCCGGTTGCGACCATTATCAATGATAATCAGCCATACCGAACTGCGATTATCGAGATCACGATTGAGCCGCCTACACTTCCCGTTGGGACTCGCCTTTATGCAGAGCCGAAAGCGATTCCGCTCGCTGGCGAATCTGTGACTGCTGAAGAACTTGCTGAAGAAATGAGATTGGAATGCTGGCGGCGTGGTGGCCCTCCAATTTATCATGCTGACAAAATTGCTGATGCGATACTCGGAAAATATCAGGTTATCGCTAAGACAGGCCGCGCCGCCCTCAAGACTGCGGGAGGCGAGTAGATGGCTGAGCCGATTGTCCTTATTAAGGCTGATGATCCTGAGCGCAAGCCGCAGCTATACGCCTGCGCCAAGTGCGGCAGCGTCCATTCACCGCGCATTTATATTTGCACAGACGAACTGGCGCATAAGACGGCGCGGGATGCCGCTGAGAACTGCTACAACTGCCGAACTCACAACACTTGCCAGCATTGCGGTGAGCCGTGCGATAAGCATTGGCTGGCTTGCGAGAAATGCCGCCGAAAGAAGAAGCTTGAGGAAGCCGAAAAGGTTTCTCTGGATGGAGTCGATTACTGCTTCGGATTCGATAGCGGGGATTTTTACAGCAGCCCGGAAGAAGCCGCTGATGCTGGCGAAGATTGGGTTCATCTTGCAAAGTTCCGTCCATTCGAGATCGATATTGACCGACTAGAAGAACACACGCTCGACGATCATCATGAAGATGCCTGCCACACCGATCTGGTCGGCTGGGATGAGCTTGCGGCGGCTATCGAGAAGTTCAACAAAGCGCAGACGCAAGGCTCCTACGACGAAGATAGCAAGCGAATCGCCAGCGTAGCCCACCTCCGCGAGGAAGAAGACCTCCAACCCCGCGAGGCCACCCATGGCTGAGGGAAAGAGACATACAGAACTGCCGTGGCGCGTGAGCGGCAAGCAATCCATTCGCGGCCCTAATGGCGAGTACGTCGCCAAGGCCAATTGGCGCGACGGGATTGAAAACGCCAGCCTCATCGTCGCCGCCGTCAACACCTGCCCAGCCGTAGAGGGGCTGGTTGAGGCGTTGGAATCCTACGTCGAATATTTCGAGTACGAGGCACTTGGCGATCTCGCCCGTTCCTCGCTGGAACGCTTCCACTCGCACCAGAACGGAGGCGAAGCATGACCCGCCCCGATGAAATCGCCGCGCTGGCGGATCGGCTTGAGTTGCACACCAAAGAACTTGCCAATCAGCCGCTTTGCATGACGATGAGCGACTGGTCGCAACTGTCGAATGACATGCTTGCCGCCGCGCAGGCCCTCCGCCTCTCCGCCACATCACCGGGCGATGCGGTATGGCGGCCGATAACGACTGCACCGCGCGACGGAACATGGTTTTTGGCGCGCGCGACGGAAAAGGGATGGGGCGCAACGCGGGTCGTTCGTTTTAGCGAACCTGGCGACAGACTTCCTATTCACGGCGAAGGCAAGATGTGGCCGAGCCCGCCGACGCATTGGATGCCTTTGCCAAATCCACCCGTCAACGCCGCCCTCGCCCCGGTAGAGAAGGCGGGGAGCGCAAATGTATCGCAGCCGATACATAACCTAGTGCTACGCGCCGAATGTGAGACACAGCACGCGGGCGTGGAGCTGCTAGACACAAAGAATAAAATCATCGCCTTGATCCGAGAAGGCTTTGATCCGGAGCCGAATGATTGGCCTCGTCATCGCGGTTGGGATGATGGTGCTGGCGAAATCGCAGAAAAGATTATCGCTGTGTTTCAGCATTCTGGCGGCGAAACGACCCAAACTGTTGAAACGTGCCCACGATGCAATCTGAAAGCAGATAGTCTCCTGCACAAGTTCTGCACACATAGCCAATGTCCAATTCGTTCTTCTCTCATCCAATCCGCAGCCCACGGCGGCGGGACGAAATTTCAATCCCAAGCGAAAGCAACCGAAGGCAAAGCCGGTATGGCTGGGGTATCAATCGGCCCCGTAAGACGATCTACCGCCGGAACGGGGTTGCAAGTAGGCGAGTCAGGCGCGGACCTGACTGCAACGTCTGAGCATATGGACGTGACGGCGGGAGAGACCGCACCTTCGCCATCAGACCCCGCACAAGAACCGGAGGAGGTTGGGCCGCTCCGCGAAGCTCGACCCTCGATTCCGGAGGATGGGTTCAACTGCATCTGGTTGATGGAGAACGGTCATCAGGTTGGATGCCTCGACGGCGCGCAAAACGAACCTGCCGTAATCGCAAGAGCGCAACATTGGTCCCGCCCCGTCTCGCTGGACCGGGAGGCGATCATTCACATCATCAATGAGAAAGTCGAAATCGGCGGCATCAGTGCTTATTGGGAGCGCCCGTATCTCGAGGGTGTGGAAGATGTAGCCGACGCCATCCTCGCTCTGATCGAAGGGAGGACGTGATGGCGGATCGTGAAGCTGTAGCTCACATAATTGATCCGGTCGCATTTGGCGTAACGCCGGAAATGTATGGGCTGAAGACAGAGCTGGAGCTTGAGAAGAACCCGTTTGTTTATGGCGCACGTCAAGTAGCTCGTGAAAAAGCAAAGCGTATCATCGCCATGTTACGGGAGCCCCGCCCATGACGACGCGCGACGATCTGGTGAGCAGGCTTAACGCAGGCTGCGTGTTTCAATACGTTGGCGACGGCTCCGATAATCAAGAAGTCGATACGCTGGCGACATACGCCACCATGCAAGAAGCCGCCTCCGCCCTCGAAGCAGCCAACGCGGAGATGCGCAGCCTCCGTTCCGCCTACAATGATATGAACACAGGTTTTTGCGAAGCGGTTGATGATTTAGCCGCAGCAAAGGATCGCATCACCGATCTAGAGCGCCTGCTTGCAGAAGAGCCGACAAAAGCGATGGTTGATGCAGGCGTGGCATTCGCGCTGAACGTCACCCTGTCAGGCGAATATCGTTGGTCGCAATATGTGGCCGATCTTTTCAAGACAATGCGAGCCGCCGCTATCCGGGGAGGCGCGAAGTGAAGCTGCGCCGTCACCACAACAATAAGGGCTCGCGACAAATCAAGCGAGGAAAGACCGTCGATCAAGTCCGTCGCATAGCGCGGCGGCTAAAGCTGCCATTTCATATTTCGCGTTCCGCCGCGCCGAACAGTCCAAGGAGAAGTGAGGATGACGAAGAAAGCGGCACAACCAAAGAAACCGAAGCAAACATCGCGGCGCGGGCTTGCAATCGTGCACCGAAAATTCGGCTGCTTCTGGGCTCGCGAAGTGTTCGATAACGAACAAACTGCGAAGGCCTACTTTGATCGCTACTGGGACTCGTTCCCAGCACCCAAGTCAAGGCATCCGTCGTGGAAGGAATACAGGCTCGTCAAAGTGCGCCAATCTCTCGTCTACACAGGCGAGGTCCAGACATGACCCTCTCCCCACAGCGCCTGGAGAAGGCGGCGGAGGCGTGTGTCCACGATCCGATTCTGATGCCGGTTGGTAATGACGGTAAGCCGATCCTGAGCAGGACCATGTCATCACCTTACTTCGCCGCAGGAATGTTCTGCCGCAAATGTCTTGCGCCGATCACTCAGGCATTCTCCGCAGAACTCACAGAGAGGGATGCGGGATAATGGGATACTTTTCCAACAGCACCGAAGGAATGCTCTATCAGGATCAGTATTGCTCGCGGTGTGAGCATGACGATCCGGACAATGGCGTATATTGCCCGATCTGGAATCTTCATCTCTTGGATAATTACAAAGAGTGCAACAACAAAGAGAGCTATCTGCACGTCCTGATTCCAAAAACTAAAGACGGCTGCGGAAATGAACGTTGCTCGATGTTTCTGGAACGTCGAGCGATTGGCGATCTATTCCCCTCCCCACCCCTACGGAGGACGCTGGGAAGTGAAGGGATTTGTAAAACTACGTTGCTCTTTTCCCCTAGAGCAAGCCGATCCTCGTTCCTCAACTGCTTTCGTGGGGGAGAGATGACGCGGACAATCCGTCCGTCCACCATTCCTGCCGGTTCCTGGCCTCGCCGAATGCCTGCCGATCTGGCTGCTGGATATTGCGGAGAAACCACAGTTCAGGGCTTCCTCAAGCGCGTGGGCAAGGATTATCCTAATCCACGGGTTTGCGAGGGGCGTAGACGGCTATGGCTGAAGGACGATCTGGACGTGGCGATAGCACCGGACTTGGTGCCGGGAGACATCGCAGAGGATTTGTGATGGTCAAGCTGCCGCGTCACGTCATATCGAAGCGCCTGAAAGGCGGAGTGACGGCCTATTATTACAACGTCCCCTCCATCTATCGCGAGAAGAAATGTCCTATCCCAAACAAGCCCCTTGGGACAGATTTCAATAAAGCCTGCAAGCTGGCCGAGCAGATCAACGGCCAATTCGATGAATGGGATGATTTGTGCAAGGGATTGCCCGTAACGGGAGTCTCGATGCCCAGATACGGAACCGTCGATTGGCTGTTTCGGGAATACCGCCTAAGCAAATCCTACACCGAGAAGGTTTCCGCCTCGTCTCGCCAGAGCTATGAGAAAGCAATGCTGATGGTTTGCGATACGCTGACTAAGAGCGGCGCCCGCGTTGGATCAAAGCCAGTGCGATCAATCAGCCCGCGCGGTGCCGACAAGCTCTATGACAAGTTCGTAATCGGGAAGAATGGCGCACGATATAGGCAGGCCGAAAAAGCCGTTGGGCTATGTCGCAAGGCGTGGAAGGTTGTCTATCGTCTTTACCCGGAGGAGTTCGATAAGCAGGTTCCGAATCCATGGGCGGGGGTCACGATGAAAACCCGCGTTAAGGCAACTAAGCCAGCCGTCACTCGGGATCAGGTTTATCAGTTCGCGCACGGCTGCGTGGAGGCTGGCGCTGTTGAAGCTGCCGCCGCTGCGGTGATCTGCTTTGAGTGGCTACAACGCCCGGAGAACGTCATCGCGGGGCATCTCAACTGGACTGACTACCGATCAGAGAAGAACCCAAACATCATTCGGATATTGCACCACAAGACCGGCGCGATTGTCCTGCACCCGCTTGAGGAAGTGACAGATGGCAGCGTGGTGAGGTTCTACGAGGAGGCTGAGCAGATTCTATCTCATCTGCCCCGTCGTGGCGTCTCGATGATCTTGCGCGATTTGGGCGACGGTAACGCCAAGCCGTTCGCGTTCAGCACCATACAGCACACCGTCCAGCGAATGCGAAAGAAGCTTAAACTGCCTTCGATCTTCACGCTCGACGCCTGTCGGCACGGCGGCATGACTGAATTGGAGGAAGCCGAGCTGACAGATGGTCAGGGCCGCGCCCTATCCGCTCACAAGACGCAGCAGAGCTACGAGGGCTACGCAAAACGCAACATGACCCGTGCACTGTCGGCCACTCGGAAGCGCCACGCGCACCGGCTGGCGAACGCTTCGGCAACATCTATTCAGAATGAGGCGGGGAAATCGATTCAGAATGACGATATCAAAATAGCCAAATAG